GATCTGCGCTAACAATCGCCATCTCTTCGCCTGCTTCCTTGCTTTGAACGTTTGCCGTTTGCCTAATGATCTTGGCCTCTTTACAGAAGTTGATTGCCGATGTTAGCAGCTCATCTACCATCGCCGTTTGCAATGGGCCTTGAATCATCTTTCTAAGCTCTGGCAAAAAGTCTTTAATGTCCATCTATTCTGTCCTGGTTATTCTTTTGTTGATTTTGCGCGGTAAGCATCACGCACGCGCAAGCAAAATAACTCTTTTGGCTCGCCATCTTCACGGCGAATATTGAGCTCGTTAGCTTCGATAAACGCATCAAGCGCACCAAAGGTTAGCTTGCCAAGATCGATATCAGCGTCATCTACAACGACAACAGTGTCGGCGGCATCAAGCTCTTGCTGTTTAAGAAGTTCAGCTTGCTCCTGCTCTTTTTTGAGCGCTTCTGCTTCTGCTTCTTGAGATCGCTTGACCTGTTCAATAGAGTCTTCATCGACCTGCACAAAGCAGTCAAACGATAGCAGAGAAGATGCAACGATCAATGGCACTTCTGTGGGTTGATTGCGCTTGAATTTGATTTTAGGGTAATAGCCTGAGACGGTATCTTCTTTGATAGCCTTAGGTCCGATATACATGATTTGAGTTGTTGCTGTTGAGTTAGCTAGTAGATTCTTTTCCATGGCGATCATTCTCTATGAAATGCCCGACAATAGCCGGGCATTGTGTGGTGGTTACTTAGATGGCTTGTTACTTAGTGCCAACTGCCAAGTATTCAACGTAAATCGTCAGGTTTGAACCTGCCGCAATGGTGCCGCCTTTGACAACAGCCTGAATCTCAACCGAGCTAAAGCCGGTTTCAACTGGCATGAGGTCTTTAGAGCTGACTTTGTTGTTAACATCGAGAGCGGTAGCAAGAACGACTGATGAGCCATCTTCTTTGACTGTGTTGATATCGATAGTTGTTGATGCGTTGGCAACAGCTGTACCGGCAGATACACGCTTAATAATCAAACCCTGAGGCAGATTACCTAGGACGATCACGTCGTTGATTGCTGCTGTGCCAGTGAACTTGCCAATTGCAGTAGACATGTTGCCATGAGTACCGCCGTAAAAACCTTGGTTGGCCGATTGGCCTTGAATAGTAGCCATATTTAAATCCCGTAAAATTTTAGTATTAAGGGGCCCAAAGACCCCTTAGCCTAGTTAATGATTACAGACCCTTAACCGCAGAGTCCACAACGATAACGCCGTTGTCACGGACATAACCATCTGAGCAAGCAAAGCGGATCTTCTTCATACCTTCGTACCAAGAGATCGAGGCTTCTTTGCCATTACCATGGTCAACTTCACCTTCCCAGTATTTAAACGGAGTGGTGTTGCCGGATGTGCCATAGCAGTCAGCCAGAGCCTGCGCACCTAGTACAATAGCACGCTCAATGTTTGTGCCAGCGACTTTGACGGCGGTAGCAGCATTTTTTGAGTTGGTAGAAATGTTCGCTGTGTTGCCAGTCATGAATCTAACTGGGCGGTTGTACTTACGAACAAGAATGTTGTCTACCATGATCACGTCGCCTTTGAACAGCGGGTGATTAAAGCCATTGCTACGCGCTACGGCCTGCGCAACCATTTGGTTGTAGTCCTTTGTAGTCGCGCTGTCCTGCATATCTTTCCACTGGCGAGGAGTGATATACATTACATGGAATGGGCTTTCACCTGCCATTTCATCTGCACCGTACATTACTGGTTGTAATGGGTTGCTAGACTCATCCAAATACAGGCGAATGTTCTTAATGGCTTCGATAGTCATTAAGTCGGCAGAGTCCAAGTTTTCAAAGCTAGTGGCATCGCCAGCGTAGAAGTGACGATCATAGGTTGGAGCCGTTACCGGGTTAATCATGATCTCAGCAAAGCGAGAGTTGCTAGCTAGCGGGATCTTGGTTTTTGCATCTACCAGGTAGCCGCGGTCGCCTGCCAGATGGTAAATCATCTTTTCGTCCATCAGATCGCGGTAGTAGTTACCAAGAAGTACCTTAGCAACTGCCGCTAGGTTTTTGCTGGTACGCTTTTGCGACATGCGGCCGCCAATGTTAACCGGCTTGCGCACTTGGTTAATGACAGCTTCGAACTCTGTCTTGTTGAGATCTTCGCCGCGGCCTTCGATTTTTTCATCACCGATGAAAACACCTTCGCTCAGCTCATGGAACACGTCCATTGATACTGTATCGCCGGCCTTACTGTTTAAATCGGTAACACGAACAACAGGCGCGCCGCGTTCTGTTTGGTTTGAGTTAGACTTTGCCGCGGTAGGAGCGGCACCAGTCAGCATGTTTTTAAAGGAGTGTTTACGGCACGTCTCCATAAAGAGAGCGGCGCTAAATACCTTTTCATTACCTGGTTTCATAGCCATAGTTTTTAATCCATTGATTCGTCAAGAAGGGCCTCTAACTCCTGAGGAGATAGCTCGGCCATAATATTAAGTAGGTCTTGCCCGCTTGCAGATCTTGCCCGGTCAATAGCTTTGGGCTTGCTTGTTTCTGCAATGCCAACTTCGCTCGGGCTAGCTGGCGTGGAACTTAATCTAACAGCGTTGAGCTTTTCCTCAGCGATCAACTTTGCCTTTGCTTCGGCTTCTGCATTAGCGTTAGCGTCACTGGCTGTTGTGGTCTCCTTACCAAATACCCGCATCGTGCGGGCCATCGCTTCGTCAAGCTGGGCTGCTAGTGGTTTATCCTTAAACTCAGGAGAGACTTTAACTTTGTTGTAAAACATATCAAGCGTGTCAAACTCGTCTGAACCTTCCTTAGCCATGATTTCTTGAAGCTTTGGATTACTGTCGTAATACGCTTTGAACTCTTGGTTAGGCTGTTGAGCTACTGGCTCGCTTGCTGGCTTATCCTTTGCCGGCGTGTTAATAGCGTTTTGTTTAGATGCAAGATAGGCAATCGCTTTGCCAAGATCGCCGTAGTCGTTAGCGATAGACTCCAGCATTTCAGGCGTTAACTGCATATCTTCCGGCAATTGACTAGGATCAATGCCGGCCTCTTGAAGCTGTTTTGATAACAACTCAGCTTGTCGAGTGTTCTTATCTAGCTTGGCTTGGGCTTCCTGTCGGAGTCTTCGCTCTTCTGCTAGTTGCTCTTGTAGTTCAACGGTACGTTTACGAGTGGTTTCAAGGACCTCATAAGGGATCTCATGCTTACCATCCTTTGACAAAAGCTTAGGCTTAACGCCATCAGCTTCAGTTTCAGCTAGTTGGTAGGCTGACGGGGCCTGTTCAGTACCTTTATCGGCTTTGTCTTCATCGCTGGTTTCGGCTTTTTTGCCGCTTTCTAAGTCGTCACTGACTTCACCATCGATTTCATCATCGCTATCTAAGTCTGATACGTCTTCTTCACCATCACCTAAATCGTCGTCCTCATCCTCGAACTCATCAATGAATGATTCGATAGATACCATGTCACCGTTTAGGATCGCTTGCTGTAACTCTTGGTCAGTTTTAGCCATTTAAAGTTTTCTCCTAGTACCATTTATCGCTATGGCTGCGAATTGTGCAATACACACAGAAAAGAAGCCTAGGCCTCTTTGCTGTTGATACTGCTAGTTTATGCACTTGCAGGCGCAACGGCCTTTAATATTTTGGAACCCTTTACCAATCGATTCACACGCCATAAGCGAGCTGTGATCTTCGGCAGTAACTCCATCATACTCGAATACTTTGCCGCTGTTAAATTCAACGTGCAACTTATTAGTTTCAGGATCGTGACCAATTGATTTGATATTGCTAGATTTTACTGGTGTTCTTTCCATTATTTACCACTCTTAATGCTTGATAGGTTGATAGCAGTAGCCTGCTTTTTTGCCTTGTTCAGTGAATCAAACCCGCCACCGTCAACGGGAGATCCGTCTTTGTGCCTGGCTATTTCACCGCTGTTCTTTTCTACCACTCTGGCCTTTCCACCGACGAACTTAGCTATTAGCGGCATATCTCAGCACCTTTAACTAATTCCTGCATTAACTCGGCACGTCTTACTAACACGCCATAAAACTGAATCATTAAAGCAAGCTGTTGTTTCATTAGCTCTTTTTGCTCATTATCTAGCCCGCTATAAATTGGGCTCTTATGAATAAAATCATCAAGCTTACTGATATTACAGTCTAGAGCATTGGCTTCAGCAATCACTCTCTCTAATGGCGTAGTAATGGCGTTGGCCTTGGCAATCTCACAAGCCAAGCGGTAGCCTTCTAATTCCCAAAGTTTGTTTTTTGCTGCTCCAGCTGCTTTCTCGATGCCATACTTAGCGCCCTTCTCGGCGTTAAAGTTGCGAGGATCAACACATGCCATAATCTCAGTGCATAACGTAAAGTTGGTTGCGCCAATTGGAATATAGCCAGTGATAACGGTTGTCGTTGTACCTGGTACAATGTGAACGTCATAGTTAACCCGCTGCATCATCGCTTCAATATCGGACGCCTCAACCTTAGGATAGATTGAGCCGCTGGCCTCAAAGTCTTTTTGCATTTCTTGATCGCTAGTCATTTTATGTCTCTCTGTTGTTTAATGTTGTTTATACGGCTTAACAATAATAGCCTAATAGCATTACACACTAAATAGCTATCTGATCAAACGCCTGACTCATGCGCTCAATAGTGCTGACGTTGCGCAAGAGCACTTGCTCATCCATGTTTTGCACCTCTGTGACAATCTTGGCGGTTTCTGCTTGTAGCTTAGCGTCCTTGGCATCGGCAGATTGAATTTCACGGGCCTTAGCCTGTGCTCCGGCTTGCTTGGCTTGGGCGTCTGCCTCTTCTTTCATAACCTCGGCTACCAGCTTACGCATCATTAACTGTTGCTGTTCAGCTTGTGCCTGTGCCTCTTGCTGCGTTTGCTGTTGTTCTTCCGGTGTCATCTTGTCAAAGTCTTTCTTGATGCCCATAGCAGAGCGGACGCGGCCTAAGAACTCATGCTTATTCGGGATATCCATCAACTGCAGAACCATATCGATGGTCGCCATCTGCACTTCAGGCGGCAAGCTTCCAGCAATTAGCGTTAACTGTTGTGCCATTTGCGCTTTATACGTTGGAGTTTGCTGGATTGGTGCCAGTGCTACTTGGGCCCGAATCTTGGTAACGTCGTTGTTCAGCTTACCGGCGGCATTAGTTTCATTCAGCACGATCAATTTACGCTTAGTTGGGTCGTCCTTCTTAATAGTGACCTTTACGTTTTTACGCTTCTTCAGGTCCTCGAACATATACAGCATTAACAAGCGGTTTAACTGTAGGCGCCCAAATCGGTAATTGTCGTTGATCTCAGATAGCGTTGTGCTGCCCTGCTCAATCAGGTTGTTAATAGCCACGCCAGACTGACCAGCTTGGCCCTGCCCCAGCATTGCGTTATAGACTCCGCCGCACTGCTGGATCATTTCCTGCGAGTCTTTAGCTAGCTGGAATTGCTGCCCGGCGATACCCGTATCGGTGTTGACCTGGAAAACTTCCGCGATGGTGTTCTTATTTCGGCGATCAGGGTTTAGCTCAACGATACCGTTTGACTTGTGGACCTCCTGCTGCACTTGTTCGCGCGTCATGTTGGTAGCGTCTGAATCCATTACGATGCTTTTGTAGTTGAGCTGAGCTGTAAGCTTGATGTAACGGAAGTTAACCGCATCCTGCGGCGTTATCATGTCGGAGATCATGCCATAGGGCATGTTATTCGAATCTTTGCGGTATCCCCAAAACGGCACAAGCGGGAACTGGCCTTGAGGCGCATCACAAAGTTTATCGCGGCACTTAACGCTACCAATGAACCACGCTTCACGAATGTAACGCACTGGCGCCCGAGTTAGCTCGACGCGATTAGCGGCCACCAGCATGTTATGCATTTTATTGTTATGGTCGTACTCTTCGATCCTTCCTGTTTCGAAGATCATCAAGTCTTTCATTTCAATAACGGCATAGTAAACAGTCTGCATCAATATCCGCTTGCGGTCTGTCTGTAGCCACTCGCTTTGCTTTCTGCCAAAGTTCTCATAGTCGGCCCATGCTGCTTTATACTCTGAGTCGATTCCCTCAATCGTTTCTACGTTGGCGTCGCCAATGTGGGCGGCCCAATCGTTGTATATGCTGCGATCGATTAAATCTTTCTTATCTGGGACCAGTGCTTTTGCTTCGTCAACATCTAACCACTTGCGGCGCAATATCCAACGGCAATCGCTTAGGTCTCGCTGTTTCGAGTTGAAGTCATAGAAAACCTCGTCCCGGTGAACATACTGGATCTTGTATGGGTTTTGCATTGGGTACGGGTTTCTGTAGATCTCAACCCATCCAAGGCCAGCTTTAATAAGTGCTGCATAGGCATCTGACTCGGCAATGTCGGCATCACACAGGCG